CGGTGGCGAAGCTGTTTAGCGGCGGGGTGGCGGCATGAGCAGGTACGCAGAACTCATTGACCGGTTAATGTTCAACGCGCCGTGCCCCTCAACGGAAGTGGAAGCCGCTCACGCTATTACGAAGCTGGTGCGGGAGCAGGAAGAACGTCGCCCGCCACCAGCGCATCCTTTTGAAGGTAAGTTCGAGCCGGAAGCTCGCGATTGTCGCGACCCGCTAACGGCTGCGGCCACGTCCAGCGCGGTCTCGCTGAAGCGCATCGCCGATGTCCTCGAAAACAACCTCGGGGACAATTCTCACTGCTACGCCACAACGCTGCTCGGTTTGCTCCAGGGCATCGAAATGAACGGGAGGCGGTCGCTATGAACCGAACCATGGTGGTCCTCACGATCGTCGGCACGGTCGAGCGAGGCGTGACGATGCCTGAGTTGAAGAATTTCGCGCGGGATGCTGTATCATCGTGGGGTGGTCAGCGGCATCCGGATGATCCGCTATTTGGTAGCGTGGCCGTCACCCACATTGGCGCGGCGCGGGTGGCAACAGTGGAGATAACCGAATGAAAACTGAACCGCTTCAGACCGTTGATCTAGGCGAACAGCGTCCGGGTTACAGAAGTTTCGAGTTCAAGTTGGAGGGGGACACCTTTCGGCTTACCGTTGTCGAAAAGAACGGCAGACCCCCTTACAGTATAGTCAAGCATCAGGGTGCCTATCGTGCGCGGCAGGATGGAGGTGAAGGGCTGTTTACAATCGACGGAGCACTCACTGCAGATGCCGCAGCGTCAATCCTTCGAATAAGGTGGGCCGAGTATTCACGCGGGTTTTCCGCTGGTCGCGCTGCACAGCAAAGCGACTTCCGTAAGGTTCTCGGGGTTTAAGGGTAGCGACATGTCTGACGAAATAACATCTAAGGTGCTGATAGTTAAGTCGAAGGTGGACGCCGAGGGCTACGCGGATTTGTTTCTATCCGGCGACCAGCTCACAGCGTTCGTGGAGGCGATTACTTTCCAGTTGTGGCACCGCATCCCGTCCTCACATATCACTGCGGCTGTCGCACGAGGCGCAGAAGCTACGATGGACAAAGCCTGGAAAGAAATCACTGGCACAGTTCGCGATCAGCTAGACATGGGCGCGCTAGCGAAAAGCGTTGAACGTGATATTCGCGAGGCCGCCGACCAATGGAAGCGCAACCACGTCGAGCAAATGGAGTGGCTGAAGTCCGAAGGTGAGCGTGAACGGGAGAAAATTGAGCGCCGTTCCGCCAAGTTTATCGACAAACTTATTGATGAAGTTCTTGCCGAAAAGCGCGACGGGCTGAAGCGTAAGATCTCCAAAGCAATCGATGATGCGCTGGTCGATGGGACGAAGCGCAAAGCGTTGGAAGCCGCGCTCCAAGATTGAGAACAAAGGACGACGATTATGTCAGATGATAGCAAGGACGAACCGGAGCAACCTTGGGCAGGTATTCCCGCCACCGGCCCCCTGCTGAGACCGGGTAAAGCTGCCGAGTATCTTGGGTACTCTCGATCGCACTACTACAACCTGGCTCGAAGGGGTCTAGTGCCGATGCCACTCCACATTGGTCGCGGGGATACCGCTGCAGTTGGTGTGCCCAAGCCGTGGCTTGACGCACTGATTGCACACTGCGCAGAGCGTGACCGAAAGGGGTAGATGATGACCGTTTCCGATCTGATCGAAAAATTACGCGAACTGCCGGGTGACATGCCGGTACTCTCGGGCGGGGGCGACTCGCCGCTTTACCGGGACGCTGAGGAATTGCGGGTCGCATTCTTTGTCCCCGTCGACGACCAAGGTCATTATGTCGGGGCTTATCAGATTTCGGATCGTCAGCGCGCTCGTGTCACGGGTGAACCGTTTCAGGGCCTACGAGTCGTGTGAAAACGGTAGCCGAGGTCGCTACTGAATAGAGGGAGGTTTTCGATGACCGATGTGACCGAACTAGCCTCCAACCGGGCGTTGTTCAAACAGGTGATCCGCGAACGCAATGCGTGCCCCGTAGGCATGAGTCACTTCCGCCACGGTTTGAAGTGTATCGTTTGCGATGGCGACATTCCAAGCTGCGGCAACTGCGCCAGGTCTTACACCGGTCGCGATCCGCATACGGTCGCATGTGGCTGTGGTGTTGATGACGAAGCCCTGCGCGACGAAGACCCGACCAAGAACCCGATATGGGCGATACGTAAGTATCATCAGAAGGGGCTGCTCCAGATGCTACTGAGCGGTAAGACGCCGGAAGGCGCCGACGATGAGGCGCTGAGTCCGGAAGACGGTCGCGAGTGCTTCATGTGGGAGCCTCGTGATCAGCAACCATGTGGAGGCAGCGATGGCTACTGACTTCCGACCAACCACGCTCGAAGAAGGCGCTCAGATGTTGCGCGAGCACTATCGCGAAGAGGGGTGCATGGCATACGGTGCAGGCGTACCCATCGCGTATTGTCCTTACACCCCCGTTGCCCCGCCGGACTCGAAATGGGGAGTGCAGGCTGCGGTCGAGTGGTTGAAGGGATGGCATGATGCCAGGGCAGTCTGTCACCCTAATCAGTAGCAGGAGAAGCTACTGCCAGCATTAACACTCCGACTCAATTTTCATGATAAGGTTGCCGCTCAACAGGGGGTGTACCGCAGTGTCAACAGGTCGGATGGTTCAACTTGACGGGCTACGCGGTATCGCGGCGATCGCCGTCATGCTTTACCATGTGCAGAACATATTCGGCATCAGGTTCGGCTTCGATCGTGCTTACCTCTTCGTCGACATGTTCTTTCTACTCAGCGGCTTCGTGTTGACGCTGACATGGCGGGCTGACGCGACCGGGCCGGCGTTCTTCGTCAGGCGGGTAATCCGACTCTGGCCGACCATTGCGGGAGCTACGGTCATAGGTGCAGCCGTTTACGCCATGATCGGAGACGGGCGTCACCTCGCGACGCTGCTCTTCATGGGCTTCATGTGTACCCCGTTGCTCCGACAGCCAGGTGAAGCGTTCCCCCTGAACAGCCCGCAATGGTCGCTGTCCTGGGAGTTACTGGCGAATTTGGCCCACGGACTCCTGCTCTGCCGCTTATCGACCCGCCAGCTTGGCGTTGCCGCTGCGGCCATGGGTGTCGGGTTGACCACAGCCATTCTCACGTATGGCGGGAACACCTTCGGTCCCGACGGTACGAACTGGACACTAGGCTTGTTCAGGGTCGGGTGGTCGTACACCCTCGGCATGTGTCTCGCGCGCCTCTACGTGACGGGAAAGTGGCGCCCGACAATATCATGGCGAGTGGCGCTGTCGTTGACGGTCTCGGTTGCCATCGCCCTCCCGGCGATGTCACATAGCCGAGGCATCGATGTCATTTTTGTGGTCGTCCTGATGCCGGCTCTCTTTTGGCTGCTCGCTATCAGCGATCCACCCGTAAATGCGGCTAGTGGTGTCCTGTCGGTGCTCGGAGCCATCTCATTCCCGCTGTATGCTGTTCACCTGCCAATCCTACGCCTGTTCGCGCATCATTCCACTTCACCGCAGGTCGCCGCCGCAGCAATCAGTATCGCGCTCCTGACGGCGACCATCATTACAGTCGCGACCGCGTTCAAGCGTTTGGGTTCGCGGGATATTCGCTTACGGTTTCGTGAAGGTGCGCCGCTCAAACGCTGACCAGCCGGTCGAGTTCGTCACACTCCAGGCGGTCGTCCATGACGAGCCGTCGTCGCTCCACTGGATGCTGAAATCCTTCGGTGCCTGTCCGGTGTCCACCGAGCCACGCGCGTGTATGTTTACGCTGGTGATATCCGGCGAAGTGCCTGAACCGAAATCATACCGTATCCACTGCGGCATAGCGGCACCATTCTGCGATGCCCATGCGTCGCTTCCCGATCCAAAGGTGCCGTTGAACGCCTCTGCCGCTGCGTCGCTGCCGCTCCATTCTGTCGAAGCCGATGCGGTGCCGCTACCACACTCATTGCCTTGCGATGTCTTCCGCATCATCTCGATTTCAGAGATGCCGCACGCCGCGCCACCGTTGATCGCGGTCACGTAGATGCGCCAATAGCGATGGCCGAGAATCGCCGTTTCGCTTGCCGCCCCGTTGCTAACCGTACAACTCAGCGTCGTAACATCATCGCCTGACTGAATCGTGTAGCTACTGCTCGTTGCGCCGGAGATCGGCGTACCCGCGAGCTTCCACTGGTAGGTGTAGCTGCCGGCGTTCGGCCACGCGAGACCGCCGGAGCAGGTCAGCGTGTTACCGACAGCGCGGCCGCCCGATGCATCGATCTTGGGGGCGATGAAGAACTGTGGTGTTGCGTTGATGGCTGTCGGCATCAGAACCGGATCAGCGGTGTCGTAAAGGTCCACTCCGTTGACGACCATCGCAAGGTCGATGTTGCCGGTCATCGGTAGGTTCGTGCCGCCCGCGTTGGTTCGGAATAAGCGCAGAACGTGCGTGATCGTCGTCACGGGACTGGTGTTTGTGACCGACGCAACGATCTTTCCGTTCTGCCGCAATCGCCACACCCCGCTGGCGTTTTTGCTGATGGCGAGGTGCGCCCACTCGTTCGTGATTGCCCGGCCACCGGTGATGTTCACCTGCGTTCCTGTTGTATTGCATAACCACTCAGCCTTACCGGCAGAATCGTGCCCGAGCGCCCAGCACGGGTCGCCGTCACGTTGTCCGATGACGTGTCCCCAGGCAGAATTGGTCTTGTAAACCCAAGCTGAGACTGTGAGCGTGTTGCTACCGAAGTCGAAATCTGCATGATCCGGGGAGGAGAGGCCACCAGTGCCATCTGAGAGGTAGAGGGCCGACGACGATCCCTCCTTGTAGCGCGCAGTGCTAGTGGTAGTAGCGTTGACGTTCGTGATCGTCTTCGGGTTCGGACTGCTGTCGGTGAAAACTGACGCGCCGTCAGAACCTTCCATTTTAAGCAGAAGCGCCAGCGTGCTCGGATACGCGCTAGGTGCAGACAGCGACGTGCTGTTCATCATCGCGGAGACAAACGGCATCATGCGGCAAACGCCTTCGACAGCGTGGCGTAAATCTTCCCATCTGTGCCTACCGTGTAGGCGATCAGATCAACCGCGTTGGCGGTTGTCGACAGCACGCCACCCGATGCTGAACCGCCGGGAAAGCGCCAGTTGTTGCCATAGCTGATGACCCGCGACCCGGTCACATCCTGGACGATCTTGATCGTACCTGATTGACCTGACTTCGTGTTCGACGGGTTAGCCAGCGTCCGGTTGCCACCGATCGTCCACTCGAAGTTGAAGCCCGCGTTGAAGTCGGGCGTCACGGTTGCGCCGTCAGTCAGCGTCTGCGGGGCGGCGGCGTCGAGGATCTTCTTCGGCGTCACCACCTTCGTTGACGAGGTGCCCGTCCACATCTCGGAACTGGTTGCCTCGTTGGCCGACACCACGAAGGCGGTCGTGTTGAGTTGCGTAAACGTCAACCCGGTGCTGTCGACGGTGATGGGTGCGTTGGTGCTGCAGGTCCACAGCGTATCAGCGTTCGCCGTACCCTCCGACACGAACACACCAGCGTTGACCAGTTCCGCCCCGGAATCCGCGTCGGTTGCACGCGTCGGCGCACCGCTCGCCGCCACCACGTAGATCCCATTCTCGGATGCGGTGCTCTGGTTCTTGATCAGAATCCGGTCACCTGTTGCCAGCGTCACACCGTCAACGGTGTCTCCGTTTTCGTAGTCGGTCGCCAGCGTCCCTGCCGCCGTGGTTGCCGCACGAACGGGAGCCTTCCAACTCGCACCGGATGCCGCGATCGCCGCATACAGTTCGGTGAAATTATCGTTGATCTTGTCACCGGCGGCGCGCAGCGTGTCACCGGTTCCGTCGTTGGCCGTGGTGCCAAGGTTGATCGTCTGCATCGTCATCAGTCTTGATCCATCGTCCAAGTGTCGCTGTCGAAGGTGATCCGGGTGCTGTCGAAGGTCAGCGGTGCGACCCAGACCCAGTGGTCGAAGAACTGCAGGCTGACGAAGTCACCGTCAGCGTCGGCGCGCTCGGAATAGACGCGCAGCTTCACGAATGACTCGCTACCGAAACTGGCATCCGGCACGTCGAAACTCGCGCCCGTCAGCCCGTCATGAGTTGTCAGCAGTGTATCATCGAGATCATACACCTCGATAGTTGTCGTCTGACCCGTTTCAGGCGTGACGCTTGCGTCTGTCCACAGCAGGATTTGACTGTCTTCCGTCAGCCGGTTGCGGTTCGACCAGGCTACCGTGACCCACGGGTCAAGCCGGTCACGCGCATCAATCAGAGCCGTCTCACTCGACCAGGCTTCGCCGTAGGCGGTCACATTCGCGGGCCGCAGCGGTAACCAGGGTCGCTCGGTCATCGTGCCGCTCAGTGTCGGCGCCGACTCCAGTGCAAGTTGTCCCTGCGAGGTCTGACTGAGCAGCTTATACTCAACCGTCTCACCGGCTGACCGAACCTGGCGATCCTCGTACAGCGTCTCGCCGTCGACGAACCAGATGTGCGTCCCGGTCACCCATGCGCGGGGAACGGTATCCATGACGCCGCGAGCCAGTGAAATCTCACCGGTTCCACTGTCAACGGCGGTCACCATGGCAACTTCCATGACCGTTTCATCATCGCTCGCTGCACCGATGAGCGCGAAGCCACCTTGCGAAGGCAGCGTCTGCCCGGTGAAATCGGTCATCGTGACGCCAGCGGTTGCTGCTTCGGCTACCATGTCGGCCGCCAGGGCACCGCGGCCAATAATGTTGTTCGTGCCAACCGATGACCACTGGAGCGAACCATCGGGGAGGGGGAGTTGCGTGTAGAGGTCGTAGGCGAATGTGTCGGTGTTGTCGGTCGTCGCGAGGATGCCAGCGACCGCCTCCGGGTAAACGGGATCACTGCCTCCGACTTGCGCCACCGCCTCGGCAGCCAGGAAGGTCGGCAGCGTGATCACTCGCGACTCGGTAATCGGTTCCGGCGCACTGGATGGATCTTCCCAGCCGGTGCCGACCGGTTCCACATAGGCGCCGGCGTCCAGGCTGAATACGTCTTCCATCAACACGGCGCGGATGGTCATGTCGCCGGGTCGGCCGTAATCGACCGACATGACACGCATGATGGCACCGTTGAGGCCGTGTTCTGGCCAAGTGAGCTTGTAACAGGCAGCCGGACGGATCGCATAGGCGCTGCGATCGATCTCGACTTCACAGGAAGCCAGCGGTGCGCCTACGGTGCGCAGGTCACGCCGCGCTAGTTTTATCGCCAGCGGAGCTGTCCGGACTCCATAGTAATTCCGGCTTGCTGAAACGACGTTACCACCCTGCATCGCGATGGATGCCAGATCCTGCGCGGTGACCGTTTCTTCCTGCTCGTTCTCCGGATTCGTCCAGGTGACGATGATCTCGTTGATGATCTCGCCCCACAGCTTACGGTCAAATTTCGTCACATCGCAGTTGTCTGGATTCAGTTCAGGGAGCGTTTCGGCGTCATAGTCGTCGCGGATCAGCTTCAGCGTCAGCAACCCGGTGGCCGGGTCGACGTATAGGACGGCCTGGATGTGATCGAGGATCTCGCTGATGAAGTCCTCGATGGCAGCCTGCCGCGTCCACATCATGGAAAGGCCGAAGCCTTCGTTGTAAAGTGTGAGACCTGCCTCCTCAAAGCTGGCAACGTCGATAATGGTCGAGGGGGCAGACATTCCCCAGTCGCTGCTAGTCAGGCACTCGTAGATCATGTGTGCCGGGTTGGCGTCATACTTCTGTGCGGCGTTGACGGTGACCGTTACGCCGGCATGAATGTGAGTAGGTGACCCGCCCGGTACAGAATCCAGCACCTGAACAACCAGTGTGTTGTTAGCGAGTATAGACGCGTTGCTGATCGTCGACGTGGCGTGGAATGACGATACGGTAGTCGTGGTGAGCGGAACCCCGTTCCACCAAGCCCAGACGCCGTCGTCGTGCCACAGGTCAAGCACGACATTGCCGACTTCGGCAGGTTCCGCGAAGTCGAAGTCCTTGCGTATCCAGATGCCTTTGCCAGCCTCGCCAGCCGGGACGTAGGTGTTCGCGTAGTATAGAGTGCCAGTTCCGGGGTCGAGGGCGGTTCCGTCGCCGAACGAACCTTGGCCGATTGACCATGCCGAATCGTCATAGCTTGGGCTGATATAGGCGGAAGGTACACCAGCAGACCCACCCTCAGCAGCCGGAACCACCTTGTATCGCCACATGTCGTCGTATTCGGTAACGGACGGTGTACCCTGCGGTATCAGCGCGTAAGCTGGGTTCAGTCCGACAGGTGCTCGGAGAACCGTCGCCCAGACACCCGGTAAATACGGACTGTTCGCCGTCCAGTAGAATCCGGCTCCCCCTGACACGGTCGACGTGGTCCAAGGAAGAGGGAACGGATACGGACTGGGTGATGTGCTCGCCCCAGTTCCCGTGAAGAACAGGCTCGCCAACCCTCTAAATCCAGGGCAATCCTCACCTGACGTGCGACCTAGTTTCACCGCAAGGTTGTCCGGAAGCACCTGGTCGGAGCGGCCAGGTAGATAGGTGACGACGCCCCCTAATCCGCCCTCCTTCTTAACCCCGCCGAAGAAGTCCGGCTTGCTGATTGCGATGTCGCCTGGATCGGAAAGAAAGCCGGTCCAGGCGGACTTTTCCCTGACGGTAATTCCCAACAACGCGTCAATCGGTCCGTTGCAGATGCCAAGGTGTTCGGACATGTAATATTCCGTCACCTCCATTTTGGGCTTGGATTTACCCATGAGGCACCTCCGTCTCTACGGCGATGCCTTCGCGTTCGATCTTCCGGGCAACCACAAGAGCGCCATGCGCGTCGCCAACTGCCAGCATCCGCGTCGCCGAGATGCCGTTTTTCAAGAAGTCGCGGAAATCCAGCCCGTTGTCTGCGAACCAGCCTTTGGTGCCGCGAGGGCAGATACCAGCCCGCGTGACATCAGCCATTGTGACGATGATGTCGTCGGTGGAAACCGTCATGCGGACACACCGTTGATACGGTTGAGTGCTTCCCGACCATGGCGCATCATAGCGATTAGTTGCGGGGATGGCGGCGGCGGGGCGCGCAGCAACTCAACGACCCGGTTGAACGCCTCTGCGTCGACCTTCAGGATTCCGCCGGTGTGCATCATGCCTTCACCTTGTAGGTGCGCTTACCTTTGTCCCCGAACCACAGGACATTGAGGCCCTTGACCGTTATCGTGCCGAACACGACCGGTATCGGGCGACCGGCTTCCGCCGTTGGGTCTTCCAGATCCTTCGCCGCCTCTGGCTTGGGAGCCTTCGGCTTGGGCATGATCATGTAGGAGATGATGCTGATCGCCAAACTAATGGCCAGAGCAGCCCAGAAAGCCATCGGTCTCGTTTCTCCGAGCAGTCCCAACAGTCCCCTGCACGTCCAGTATCACGTAATAGTTGATTTTCAAAGCCCCCTTCTGATAGGCTGCTCGCGTGATTCAATTCATGGTCATCGGGCTACCGCGCAGCGGCACGACATGGGCGGCCAACTGGTTGACAACCGGCGCGACATTGTGCGCGCATGACCCGCTGTGGGAGACGCACTACGAGGATCTGGATGCCGTGGTTCCAAGCCGGGCTGGGAACCGGATGCCGGGCATCGCCTGCACTGGCATCTGGCGGTGGGAGGACTGGGTGAACGCTCACCCGGCGCGCAAGCTGATCCTGCACCGCGACATCGCTACCGTTCGAGCATCGCTGCGGGCTATCGGTTTGCCCGTTCCAGATCGATCAGCGGCCACAGTCCTCGATCGCATGGGCGGGCTGCACGTCCCGTTCGACCACCTGTTCGACACCGGTCAAGCCGAAGCCCTTTGGTCGTTCCTCACCGACGGGCTGCCCTTCGACGGGGAACGGCATCGCGAACTGGCGCAGATGAACATCCAGCCGCAGTTCGACCGGATACCGGTCAACCGATCCGTAGCCCGTCGCCTGGCGACCGAGTTGCGTCAGTAATAGTTGTTGTAGAAGCCGATCGGGTTCTTCAGCGGAATCCACGGCTGCCCGCCATAGTTGACGATGTTGTCGTGAATATCCTTACAGTCGCCCATCTGCCGGCTGCAGCCGAGGATGACGCTGATCGTGGCGGCTGGCGCCAGGTCGCGCAGGATGCCACTACAGGTCAACATGTCGCCGGTCACGCGCAGGATCGACCGGATTTCGGTCTCCCCATCGGCGTTCTCATATTCAATCATGCCGCCGAGATATTTGGATGCGTCGATTGCGTTCCAGCCGGCGTCGAGCGTCACTTCCGTCCCGCTGATCGACTCCACGGTTGCGGTCACCGTGGCCGCCGCCTTGTTCGCGCCGCACTGTATGCCATAGAGCGCATGCGGGCAGCCGTACTGGTAATGGCGCCGCAACCCCGGCCGCCGCATTGAGGTCGAAACTGGCTCGCAACTATAGGAAACGGTGGAGTCCTTCTTTCGCGACGATCCCACGATGCGACCGGTCCAGACCACCGGGAACTCCTCATCGGGGTCGTCGAGGTGGCTCTGCCGGATGATGAGCGTGACCACCTGCGCCGGAGGGTAGACGCGAAACAGGTCAGCCAGTTCAGCGTCGCGGGCGGTGCTGACTTCCAGGGTTGTCCTGTCCAGCGTCCCGGTGGAGCTGATCTCGCCGCGCTTGATCGGGACGGCGTCATAGGTGATCGGCCCGTCACCGTGGTCGACGGTCAGCGGGAAGTCGGCATCGGTGTAGGCGTAATAGGCATCCGGGTCGCTGCCGTACCGGAAATAGTAGAGGTCGACCGGTTTCCCGAGATCACGGCTCGACTCATAGCTGGCGAACGTCATCCCTTACTCCGTCATGATGCTTTGAATGGCGAGTTGCGTCTGCCCAACGGCATCACTCAGCCATGTGATTTCAAGGATGTCGGCGGCGAAGCGG